TTTTATTTCACCGCCTAACTTGGCAATTCTTGCTGGTTCGGTTGCTTGATTTAAACGCTCTTTTAATAAACTTAAACGAGTGTTTAAGTCGCCTAACGATAATTTAAATTTATCAGTTTCGGCCGCCGTTTGTTGTAACGATGTTAGTGCGCCTTTGTTGTCGGCCGTGATGACTATTTTGAGAGTTTCGGTTGCCACGGCTTAATTTTTTTTACTATATAAATTTAACAATCTTTTTATTTCCTCGGGTGCAATCGGTTCGCCTTTATATTCGGGTTCATCAATCGGCAACGGGTGAAATCTATTCTCATTCATTTTAGTTTTTTCACCGCTTCCCATTAAGTAAACCATATACGCAACCCGACGCGTGCGCGCCCATTCATTTGTTTCCGTACGTTGATGCGCTATTGAATAGATTGACCATTCACGCCAAGTCATATTCCAAAACTCGTCAATGCTTATTCCACATTGAACGGCTTGCACCAACACATCATCCCAAGTTAATTTTCTTCTACGACGTTGTTTTTTTTTTCGTCAATAGTTTGTTCTACGTTTTGCTCACCTGGTAATGGTGTCACGGTGTTGACCGTCGTATTAACAACATATTGAAAAAAATCTATTATCGCGCCATCCTTTGCCAATATTCCACCGCACTCGTCAACCCAATCTCCGAAATCAAATTCGGTGTATTCAACAGGCCCACGCACGGCACATTCGGCCGCTGCTTGCAAGAATATTGCAATTTTTCTAAAATCGTAGGCAGAACCTAGCAACGAACCGAAGAACTCTTCAAGCGGCAACGGGTTTTCTTTAGTTCCCGCTAACTCGCACGCTCTTCGCATCGCCCAAGTTCCCCACTTTAGGGGAACGATTCCGCTTTTAAGTTTTAGTTCAAACATATTAATATGTCATAGATTGTAAAAATGGTGGATTTGCGCTTCTGAAAGTAATAGTAAAAGTCATCAAAGCGTCGAATGGTGCAACCAATTCAAACTTTGTGATAAATACTGTTCCGCTATACACAACGTCGCCGCTTGTAGGAACTACTTTACCAAACTTAACAGGGAACTGAACTTTGTTTGCAAACAAATCGTACAATTGCGTGTATGAGTTTACGGTGTTTGCGCCATCTTGGTCGATTGCGTTACCTTCACCGCTAATTGTTGCTTCAAGTTTAGAACCTGGAACATATTTGTTTCCACATTTACTTGATGCGTCAAGTTCAGTCAAAGACGAACTTATTGTGTTTGTTTTTAAACAAGCCATTGGCACAAAAGTGCCACTACCAGTGCGGTCGATTAACACCAAGATGTCCGTGCCATTGATTTCTAATTGTGCCATTTTTTTACTTTTTTATTGTTGTAGAATTTTATGTTCAAATCTTATTAACGTTCTAAAAACATTATCCATCGGATTCAATCCCGATAGATTGTGTGTTGTTGTTCTTGTTGTGACAACTTGAAAGTCGGGCATAGTGTTTGGGTTTGCGCTTGAATTAATAATTTCCATTACTTGCTGCGCTACATCTTCACTACTTGCGAATCCAAAATTGTTACTTTTACTCACTATATCCACCAACAAAGACGCGTCAAATTGATTCATTGTCTTATTGCTTGTTTGATTGCTCAAACGCTCGCCTAATACAATATAAATTTGGTCGCCCGTTGCATTTGGTGGCACCATTCCGTCGTATATTTTAACACTTGAGTAAGACCCATTGAAGTAGATTTTACCGCTTAAAGCGTTAATGTATGCGGGAATGCCATATTTCCAAAAGTATTTCACACTACAAATATAAGTATTATTTTAAAATTTCTTCAATTGCTTTAATTAGCACAAGTTTCTCGTCATAAAAAGGCTTATAAAAAAAAGGTTGCGGCATCATATTGACTTTGCGAATGCCTTTGCCTTTGAATGCGCTTGCCACAGTTAACAATTCGGGTGTCATCCAAGTTTCGCCCATAAATACATAAGCACCCGTACCAAATTCTTGGTAAGGCGCGTATTCAATTGCGTTTTCTAAAACTTTATTTAATGGCTTTGAATTGTCAAATGTATTGCCTGCACGCAATCTACCTCTATCAACTCCAACTCCTTGCGGTGAACCCGACACTTGTTTATTGTGTATTGCTATTGTACTCGCATCCATTGCCCTATTAACCCCTTCCACAAGTTTCTTTTCGGCCTTTTCAATTGCCGATTTTAATTCTTTGCTTCCAATTAGATCAACTTTTAGCATTATAATTTTTTAGAAACGCCTTCAAACTTGTAATACTGATATCGATTGTTTATGTCGTTAACGTTTTGCACGACGTATTCTGCGCCTTTAAACTCTACAACATACGACGCATCGAATGGCACGCCGTAACGAATATAAAAATCAATGATGTCGTCGTATATAATTTGCGCCTGGTCGGTATGTCTTGAATTTGCGCGCGGAATCGCCATACACCACACTTCGGTTGATGTGTACGTTGTAACATAGCCACCGCGTCCGTCACTTGTTAGTGTAGGCTTTTTTAGTGTGCATCTATCTTTAAGCGATGCGGCCGTTAATTCGCCCGTTCTTCTTGCTATTTTCATAGTTACATTATTAAGCCTGTGCGTGAATATTTTTGACAAATAGTGACAACACTTGCTGGCATATTTAAAGTTGCTTCGTCACCGCGATTCTCATACCAAGAAGTTACTTGGTTCAATATTGCAATCTTTAATTCAGTAGGCACATTGTCGGTATATCCCGCCGTGTATGTTGCTTTTAAATAACCGCACGGAATAGGTATGCGCGGAAACTGATTGCCCTCGGTTATAACTAAAGGAACGTTGCCGTTAAAATCTTTCCACGCTATTGTTGAAGTGACAGGCCCGTAAGGAATCTCGATTGCACCTTGCCAGTTCTGAATTTCTGCTACGATGTTTTTAGGAACTAATGACAACCCCGTCATTTGCTCTATTGCTTGTCGTGCGGCTTTTATCCAATACCCAAACAAAGTGTCTTGAATCGCGCTTGTAACGTCAACACGCGCATAGGCTTTCGCTTCGTCGATTGTAACGGGTTCGCTAGGGTAACCGATTTCGGTTATTGTTTCGTCAATTACATAACTATACATATTCCTTTTTTTTGTTGTGTTCGTTAATCTTCTTTTGCATAAACTTTTCTAATTGCTCAAGTTTTTTAACAGGCGATATCGCACGTTTTTTAATCGCTGCGCTTGCTTTGTCGTATTCTTTTTTCTCGTCCATCTTGTTTATTGCTTCAATCCACGATTCAAAATTACTACAAAATATACCATCTTCGCCCAAATTCTCACGCAACCCCCAGGTATCGTTACAAATAACGGGTATTCCGCTACACGCGGCTTCACTTGCCGTGCGTCCCCAAGATTCGTATAGTGATGGCATTAAAAGTAATCTTGTGACCTTGTACACATTGCGAATGTCACTTTGAATGTCCCATATTGTCACATTAGACGCTATTGGTGGCGATTGAATGCCGTAGCCGCCTAATACTGCCAAAAACTTTTTATCGGGCAATGCTGCGGCTATTTTAGCAAACATTTCAACACCTTTGCCGCGATTGCAATTAATAAGCGTGATATATTCCGCACTCGTATTGTCAACCTGGTAATTGCTCGGCTCAACGGGCGGCGTTATTGTTATTCCGTCATTTGCGTAGTTACTTTCGCGCTCAACATAAGGGTTGTTGTATATAATCGAAACGTGTGGGTTTCTATTCAACGTCGTTTCATAAAACGTGTTGTGCATATAGAAAATAATCGGACGCAATGTCGAAACATCCTCGATAGTTGCTTGCGTGAAATCTAGTGCGGTTGTTACTACGTCCGCCCATTCGTACCAAGTGTTGTCACGCGCTACAATTTGTATGCCGTCTATCTCGTAGGGCATTTGCATACGTCCGCGCATTACTACAACTTCGTGACCGCGACTAATTAAAAACTTGTGTATAGTGTGTGCATTGACACTATCGCCCGCGCGATAATCGGGTAGATAGTATTTTGCGCTATATAGTATTCGCATACACAAATATAAACAAAAAAACCCTCGCATTTCTGCAAGGGTTCTTACTATAAACTAAACCACACCAAGATTAAGCAAGTGTTCCATAAGCGGCAGAAGCACCCAACATTAAGTTGATTTCTTCTTGACACTCAATTCTTGCAGTAA